CAAGGGTGTTTCCACCGGGAATAATACCCATTGCCGCATTGAAAGTACCAGAAACCGTGCCGTGCATCTTGGCAGCAGCATCGATCTCGTCTTTGTACTTTTCATAGACAGCTTGGAATTTCTTTGGGTCATTTATGTCACCACCGCGCTTCACCGTCTCTTCAATCAGAGCATTGGCATAAGCCTGACCAGCAGCATATAGACCGCCTGTCGCCGGAGCAGCAGGTCCACCAGCGACGGTTGCCAACACTTGCGGCGCCGACTCAACCATTGTGGATGTAAAGCCTTGCGCTGCACCAAGAGGATCAGCCTTGATTGCATCGTAAGTACCAGTAATCCACCCTTTGATACCGCCAGCTTGTGTAGCTTGCTCATACTTCTTGCTAAAGTCCGTCTTGGGCTGAGCTTTGATCTCAGCTTCTGTCTTGGCAAGAGCGGCCAACGGAGCAGCGATCTGGGGCTGCAATAGACCAGTCTTCTTGTCAAACTCATCGGCTTTGGCTTGCAGACGATCAATCTCTTCTTGAGACGCGCCGCTGGCTTTGGCAATGTTGATAGCCTTTTGAATTTCACCACGAAGTTGTGCAGCGCGGGATTCTTCGGCAGCAACACCCAAAGCCTGTATTTGCTTCTTGACTTCCAATCCGCCGGGGATTGCCTCTGCAAATCCGGGTTCATTTCCGGTCGGAGGAGTTGCTGGAGCGCCGCCAAATCCAATGCCGGGCATGACTGGGGCAGATGGAGCATTACCTGTCAGTGCAGCAGCGGATGGGACAATAGACGCTTGAAGCGGAGATGTTACTGGAGCTTCGCCCAGATTGGCTGGACGAGGAATTGGCAGCGGGATATCAGCTGGCCGAGGCTCTGGCATTGGTGCATTAGGCGCAGGTGTGCCTTGGAGCGGAGGCAAATTAAGCTCTTGCTCATCAGGAGGACCAGCCTGTTCAAAAGGATCAAAATCAACAGGGGCGCCTAGCTTGGCTTCTGCTGTTGGTTGTGATTTGAAGGGGTCATAATCTACAGCTGCACCAAGTTTAGCCATTATTCAACCACCGGATAGTGTTTCCCATCCTTGACAACATACCACTTTCCGTCGGGCGCGTAAGTAGCTGTTAAATTATCTTTTCCAACTTTTACCTGTTTCGTTGAACCAACCGTAGGTGCTTCAGCTTGATCGGGCTGATCAGGTTGTTGCGCTGGCTTTTGCTTTTGTGCGGCTGGAGCAGCTGGTTGTACTGGAGCTTCTGGCTGACCTGCTTTTGGTGTGGTTCCATTCCACCAGTTAGAAATGGTGTCCAAAATCCCCGGAGAAGACGTATCTGGATCTGGGGCCGGAGCTGGAGGCGTTGAGCTTGATCCGGGAACCACGCCAGCAGCTTGTGATAGCCTGTCCTGATGGAATTTAATAAGACCTTTAAGCCTATCAATCTCTGCCGGATCGGGATTGTCACTTGCCATTTCACGGCGTAATTGTGCGTTCCATCCATCGATGTTTTGTTGTGTACGCTTAATATCAAGTGCGTTCATATCGCCAGAACCAAGGGCATCGGCTCTTGATCCGTAATAGTCACCACGGGCCTGATAGTATGGAGCTTCCATTGCAAGACGAGCCTGAGCGTTCTTCAGTGTTGCAATCCTTTCCAGATTGGTCATCTGGGCTTGCTTCATCTGGGCTAATGGACCAGCGACTGCACCAGCTGCATTAGAGATGCTTTCTCCAAAACCACCCGTTTTGGTTGGTGCAAGTAGCCCTTGTGCAAGGCTAAGCATCGTCGGATCGACGTTAGCCAAAACACCTTGAGGCTTGTAATTGGCATTAGCTTGTTGCAAAGCCCCGATCATCTGATCGTTAGCGGCCATTGCATTTCCAAAATAGTCGGGTGTATCAGCCATGATTACTTCCTCTTACGACCGCGTGTGGACCGACGATTTGGGTTGCGCTTCTCCTCAACCTTACCGCCTTCAGCAAATACCTTAAAGGCATTACCAAGAGCAGCTGCACCAGCAATTTGCGACAATGGTGATGGTTGGTAAGTATTTGCCGGACCAGTGGCAGACGTAGAGGTATCCGTTCCATACGGCAAGCCACGAATCAGCGAGTTCATCATCGAGAGCTGTTGCATCGGATACTGACGCTGAGCCAAGAAATCCTGATAAGCAAGATCGAGATTCTTCTGGTCTTGCGTCTGCTGTGTCTGCCCCGTTGCTTCGAGAGCCGATAGATCACGGAGGCCCATCGTCTGGCCAAGATTTGCAGTCTTACCCATTTGGTTGGCGGCTGCGAGCTGCGTCTGAGCGCCCTGCGTTGCAAGGTTGCCAGCCGTCTGACCGAGGCCAGCCTGACGAGCAAGGTCCGCCTGAGCTGCCGTCATTGCCTGACCGTAGCCTTGGTTGAGGGCATTTGCCTGTGCAGCCAATGCGCTTTCCTGTGTATCGCGGAGGTCATTACCAACCGCCGTCTGCATTGGAGCAGAGCCAAACTGACCAGCACGAATGAAGTTAGAGTTGATCGCTGGCATCAGGTTTTCTTGGAGATTACGTCCAGCCAACTGCCCAATACGATTTACAACCGCATCGTTGTATGGGTTCATGTATTGATTGATGACCGACGGAGCAGATTGAGCAGCCGTGTTCAAATAAGACTGGGCCGTGCCAAGCGGGTTGACTTGGCCAGCTTCGGTCGTCAGGTTCAAGGCATTGTTGATATTGGGCTGATATTGGCCCTGCATGGCTTCGGTGCCAGCAAATGCTTGCTGCTGTGGTTGAGTAAACTCTGCCAGACGAGGACCGCCGTATGACTGATAGGGTTCTGCGGCAACCGCATTAGCCTTACTCAACAGGCCTTGCGTGTAATCCGACATGAATTGCGGAATACCCGTGGTGGAGGTGCCGTAGGTCGTCGTCGATGGAGGCGGCGAACCTTGGAAAAGAAAATCTAGAACGCCCATTATTTTGATCCTCTAATATACGACAACGGAGCTTTGGCATCTGGAGCAAATTTGCCCTTCGACAAAGCCCCACCTTTTTGTTTACGAATAGCTTCTCTCATCTGATCGAGCTTCTTTGCGCCAGCATCTGATGAACCGTCCCCAAGCATTGAGACAGTCTGGGCGTCAATAACATATTCCCCGTCCGATAATTTGGCTGGGATGCTGTCAGATGTCCCTGTTCCGCCGCCCTTGACGTAGGTTCCTTGAGCTGCGGCCACAGTTGGAAGTTGGTTGTCTTTAAAGAATTGCTTCTCTGATCCATAGCCGTACCGAGTGGTTACTTCTGGATTGGTCTGAGTCCGGTCAAAAGTGACGTTCGAAAGCGTCTTTTTGTTTTGGTCATTGGTCTGGCCAGCCATTTGAGGAGCCGCCTGATCCGATTTGGATGCGCCACCGATAGCAGCTGCTGCCAAGAGCAATGGAGCCGCTTTCATAAGTGATGAGGTTGTCGAGGCCGCTCCAGCTGGAGAGCTGCTGCCACCACCAAAGCCTGAAAGGTTAGGGCTTACTGCTGGAGTAGCCGCTGCGGTTGCTGCTTTTGCTGCGCCGGGAAACATATTGAGGCCAGACAATGCGCCACCAGTTCCAGTAAGACCGAGAGCGCTAAGCACAGATGGAGAAAGACCACCGACGACAGCGCCCGTTCCGATGTCATTACCCGTCAAGGCATTGATACCTGCGCCAGTTGCTGCACTGCCAAGCGCACTGGTCAAAGCTGCGGGAAGAGCGTTTCCGGTAACGCTGCCGATAGCATCACCGACCGCACTACCAATGCCGGGAGCGATGACATTCGCTGCAACCGGAAGAAGGTAATCCCAGAACGAAAACTCAGGCAAACCCGTATTGGGATTCGTTCCGCCTCCGAAATGTTTTTGGAGCCACTTAAACTCGATAGGGTTAACATGGACGAGCATGGTGTCTCCACCACGGCCAGCTTCCCTTACTTCCTCGGCCTTAGCTGCCAATCCACCCTTGGCATACTGACGAGGAGGGGTAAAATTGAGATAAACTGGACGGAGATTTTGTGCCATCATGGTATCACCTGTAGAAATCTCTCAGCCCAATCACGCCAATCTTGATACTGGTATGGGATTGGCGCAACGCTTTGCCATTGTTGATTGATAAGAATAACACCCGTTGCCCAATATTGCCAGTTCTCGGGCTTATCTAATTTGCCCACATCGCCATAAGTATTGAGCATCGGCGTCATCTTATCCGCCCACTCCATTACTTCCATGCCTCTTGGGTCAATGGCGATCATGATGACTGCACCGCTCCAAGCAATGTGCCGTCCGCTGGCTCGACGTGAGCCAAGCAAAGACCCATCTGATAATCCCCACCAACCACGTTACTGCGGAATTTAAACCGCATTTCACGGCGGATGGTCTTGAAAAACACCACCTGCTCTGGGGGCGACGTGATGCTTTGAACGTCTGGGTACATCATTTCCTCAGACGTAATCTCAGCGGAGCGAGCATTGGATCGACCAGCAATCGATACGGTCATTGGGCCGGATTGCACAAAGTCAGGCTCGATTAGGGTGACACGGAGGCTTTTGTTCTGGGATTGCTCAGCAGCCGCTACCGAAATGTCGCCCGTTTCAAAATAGCTTTCGATTGGATTAACGGTCGACCCATTCAGCTCATCCACACCATATTCATGCTGCCAGAGGCTGTAGCCCGTCAAAGAGGCAACATTGATCGTGAATCCTGTTCCGGTCCCACCAATCAGAGCCGAGGAAACCGTCAGAACATCCCCGACCGAGTACCCAGTACCCCCGGAAACAAGGGTTACGCTGGTGACAGCGTTGCCCGAAACAGTAACATTGAACGTGGCGCCCGAGCCATTAATGCTGGACGTGTTGATCGTGGCCACATTGTAATATGTGCCGTTGGTGTAGGTTGATCCGCCGACGAGCGTTCCCAAAGTTGAGACAGCATTATCGGTCGTTACACCCATCATTAGGGGGTACTGAAATACCCTAGCAAACTGGCCATTGCTCCGACCACCATTAGGTAGAACAGTGTCGTACCAAGTTTGTTCACGAACATTATAAATGACAGCACGATCACACTCCGTTGAGTCTCCAGAGGGGTAACACCACCATATTTCGCCAAAACGGGGAACCTTGGTAGCAAACACCTTTTGGCGTTGAGCATAATTCAGGTTGTCGAAAAAGAAGTTAAGGTTGAGGTTATTGGGGACTTCTCTGACCACGCCATTGTACGACAAAAAGCGGTCCAATCCAACCCAGTAATAAATGCCGTCATACTCAATGACAGACTGGGCCGAAAGGATCGAGGACATATCGGAGAGCGTATCAAACGAAAATGTTGGATTGGAGCCAGCGCCCGTGCTGCCGATAAATGACATACGGATCACGCTGTCTAAGCTGAAGAGAAGGGCAGATGGAGAGTTAGTCGAGCCACCACGGGTGACTATGCCAGCGACGATCTTTTGGGCCGTTACATAGGCAGCGCCACCGCCAGAACCTGTTGTCCAGTCGGTAGGGTCACCCGGCGCCGACCATGCCACAAAACCGTTGTTCCCATATGCAACCAGATAGGGGGCAAGTGACATAATCCCACCTGAAACGGATGGAGATGTGCCACCTAATGGTATTAAAGCAGATGTCCCGGCAATATCGCCGCCGTAGATTTGGAAATTTGCTGCACTGGCAATGTCATTAAGATTAGTCGCTGCGTGAGCAATTAGGGCTGTGCCAGCCGTGGCCGTATCAAAGATAGCATCCAAGCTCCACATATTGTTGGGGCTTGCGACAAGGGCAGATGGGGTCCGGTCATATACCGCCGATCCAATACCGCTGGAATCGATGGTCATGGACTGGAGAAGACCAGAGCTGCCAGACGTGGTGTAAAGCAATCCATTCAAAGGATAGGTGTACATACCACGGGAAAGGCCGCTGAAGCCATTTGTGACGTGCCGATAACCCCACATTTTGCGGGGAAGGCCACGCTGGAAACGAACCCATTGTCCATCCACATAAAAATCCCCTTCAAACACGGTACCATCGCGCTTGATCCCGGGCTTGGATTGAATGTGGAGAGGACGAGCTACCATCAGCCAAGGCTCACTGCAAAAGCTAATGCGTTATTGTCTGATTGTGCAGTTGAATAAACATCAAGTGTTACACGGGCGGAGGCTGCTGTAATGGTTGCCACCTGTACGGTGAAGCCAGCACCCGTTCCGCCAAGATATGTATTTGAGGCCGATAAAAAGTCGCCCACTTCATAGCCAAGGCCAGCATTGGTAAGTGTTACCGATGTAACCGTTCCGCCTGATACGGTGATATTGGCCTGAGCGCCAACGCCTGATCCACCGGAAAGAGGGACGTTAAGATAATTGTTGTCTACATACAGACTGCCACCCGTAATGGCACCAAATGTGTCAATGGAAGCAAGCGACGTGAAAAGCGCCTGTCCGATGGTTGACCCACCGATTGCGGTTCGTGCAGCCGCTTGGGATGAGGACTGGAATACCGTGATACCCGTCGATCCACCGCCTAAGTTAATCAGGGCGGCGCCAGCTGTGGATGCCCCTGTACCACCGTTGGCAATCGAGATAGGCGTCGAGATGCCAGCCGTGGCCGCATTAACGACGTTGGTCCCATCGCAATAAAGAATGGCGCGTGAGTTTTGTGGGACAGCGTAGCCGGAACCAGCTGCCGTCTTAACGGTCAGGGAGTACGATCCCGTTGTGGAGTTATCCACCCAGTATTGCTGAACGGTTGGAGGAACAATAATGACTCGGTTGCCCGTCAAAGCGCCAGTGAAACGATAAGCAATCTTGTTCTGCTCAGCTGTTGAAAGGGTATAGTTTCCGGTTCCAGCCACCGCGATCGATGTGTAGTTGAACGCAAAATTGACGTTCTGGCCATACCCAATGGTGTAATACCCCGTTCCATCGCAGACGATAAAACAAGAATTGGTTGGTGCAATATCCTTGGTTAAGCTGCCGTCGATAAGATCGCTACCAGCTGGGTCAACCGTAAGTGTGCCAGTGCCTTGGTTTCTGACACTGATAAACCAGTCGTTTCCAACGGTTGCAGCAAGTGGAAGGGAAAGAGTACCAACACCGCCCGTCCAGACAAGGAGCTTTGACCGATCCGTATTGCCAGTTGTATAGCTTGTATTGAACGAAGTGACAGATTGGGATTGATTGAGCGTCGAAGCAATGGCCTTAATGCCATACCCAGCAAGCGAACCAGCCGTGGCCGATGAGACACCAGCGCCATACTGGAGAACCTGCCATGCGCCATTGGCTGTTGTGTTATCCGTTACATAGACCTGCCAAAGAAGGCCCGAGTCTACGGTCATAATGGTATTGCCGCCAGCATCACGGACAGTAAATGTCGTAGTGCCTACATTATTGAACAATATGGTCTGGCCCTGAGAGGCCAAATTAGCTGCCGGAAGAAACACACTCCGGCTAGATGCCGTACAATTTACATCGACAATGCTGGCCGCAATATTGGTCGATGGCACTGTTTCCAGAGGCCACTGAAGTACAACATCGGTCGTATTAAGATCGGTGTAAAAGTAAGAGACATTGCTGGGGTAAATTGTGGTCCCGCCGAATACGTCTGTATAACTCATATCAAGCCTCGGCTCTGGTTGTGCTGCGGTCCACGATGCGCTTCAAGTCCTCTTGGTTAATGGCGTTGACAGCCTCAGAGTAGAATTGTTTCCACACCGGGATGCGCTCATCATTCTTGAGGAATGGGGTGGCCTCCAACAAGGCTCCGTAAAGGACCAGCTGCGGAGCATATTCCGTAATCCAGTTGGTCTGGTTCGTGTCGCTAAGGAGGGCTGGAAGTTCATAGTAGAGGATTTCAGCTGGGTAATCTTGGTCTGGGGTGGGGCAAATTAACCAGTTGTTGTAATTATAATCTGCATAAAATTTAG